AAATTGATGTGATACACGAGATAAAGGAATGTTTCAGTGTCCTCAAGGACCTTGGTCTTTGGGAGGCTTATCGTACAAAATATTGTCTATATTAAGGAGGACAAATGACATTCTCTGAAATGTCTAAGCGTGTATGGATAGGACCCCTATTGTGGGTTCTTATTCTCATCGTATGCGCGTGGATAGGATGGTTTATCTTTGGCTTTGGATTCGGAGCATATGTCTTTGGAATTATCGAAGCCTTCTTGTGGGTTCGCAAGAACAACAAGAATCCAGCGTCAAGAAAGATTGACGGTGCTCTTAAGTGGGCTATCGTATTTCATTCTTGGCTGGCACGTGCTGTAAACAAAGTCTATAATTGGCAGATGTAGATACGGTTATATCCGTAGACCTATGTTTAACGGCCCGTTAAACTAACCTACCCGGCGGGCCGGGTACAAACACCCGGCCCCTTGTTTTAAAACCCCGTACAGGGCAAACGGGGGAGCCCTGTAAAGGATAAAACGAATGAAAATGAAAGAGACTCCGCATCTTTACCGTCATCAACTCCAAGCTCTTGAATTTATACAGGACAAGGACCAATTTGCACTGTTCATGGAACAAGGAACAGGAAAAAGTAAGGTTATCGTAGAAAAGGCGTTTGATCTTTGGGGGAGGGGTCTTATAGACTGTGTGATAGTGGTCGCACCGAATGCGGTAAAGCCTCAATGGACAAATGAGCAATTTCCAGAACATTTCCCATCGAATGACTGGATAGAATATACATGGTATGGCGCGGGGACAAAGAACTCCCAGAAAGAATTTCATGAAAAATTGCACACGATGGACAAGCTTCTTGTCTTTTCTATAAACGTAGAATCCCTTCAGTCAGAGGGTATAGATTTATATTTGAAGAGCGTAATAAGAACACGAAAATGCTTTATGGTTATTGATGAGAGTACTCGCATCAAAAACGGAAGAAGAAAACCTGTGAGAGGAAAACGTTCTGGGGCTAAACGAACCAACAAGCTTCTCGATCTATCCAACGAAATTCCATACAAGGCTATTCTTACAGGCACTCCAACGCCGAAAGGTCCCTTTGACTTATGGAGCCAGTTTGAATTTCTACGAAAAGACTTCTTTGAAATGGACTACTTTTTCTTTACTCATCATTACGGCATAATGATTAAAAAATCCACTCAAGAAGGAAAAACGTATTCCACCATTCTTGACGAAGTGACGTATAAGATTATTAAAAACTTTCTCGGGGACAGAGAACTCACGCCGCATTTAGTAGAAGAAGCTTCTATAAAATTTAATATGAGCACGAGGGACGTATTTGTAATAAACAAAATGACCGAGTACAGTGGGTATAAGAACTTGAAAGAGTTACGGGATAAATTGTCCACAACAACCTTCTTTGTTAAAAAGAAAGATTGTTTGGATTTACCCGATAAAGTGCCTGAAAAGTTATATTGCGCTATGGGAAAAGTTCAAACTCAGTTGTATAAAGAAACGAAAGAAAAAATGTTTTCCGAATATGGAGGGGAGGAACTTACCGTTACAAATAAGATGGTCCTCGCTCTCCGTTTGCAGATGATAACCGGAGGACTATTTCCTTATTCAAAGATGGATATCGTTGTAGGTCCGAACGACGAAGAGTTTTTTGAAACTTCTTTTGAGTATAAGCCTATAGAAGATAACGGAAAAATCTCTGTCTTGCTCGAAGACCTTGAAGAAGTGTCAGAAGAAACTTCTATAATAGTTTGGGCGAGGTTTCGGGGAGAGATAGACCTTATAACAACCGCGCTTCAACAAGCCGGATATTCCGTAGGTAAATATTATGGGGGAAGTAGCGATGAAGTGATTGATAAGTTCAAGAGAAAAGAAACAAGAATTCTTGCCGCTAACCCCTTGAAGGGGGGAGAAGGATTGAATCTTCAAGCGGCGACACTCCATTATTTTTATAGCAATTCCTGGAGAGCCGACTCCAGAGAACAAGCGGAAGACAGAAGTCACCGTATAGGACAAACAAACAAAGTCACCTATAAGGATCTGATAGTTCCAAAAACTATCGATGAAAGAATACTGGAAGTTCTTAAAAGGAAAGGACAACTTATAGACTACTTTCGTTCTGGAGGAAAGATAGAGTGACAGAGAGTGAATACTACAACCGCGTTTTGAAAAAGCAATTCGCTCTTTGGGGAGTGTTCTTTAAAAGGATAGAAAATCCCTCTGTTCCTGATATATATCTAAGCCGTTCGAACAATGCGGTCTGGATTGAAATGAAGTGTATTAATCGCCTATGCAAAATAATAAGACCCGAGTGGAGACATGGTCAGTTGTCTTGGATAAGGGAACATCAACTAAAAGGAGGAGACAACATTTTTTTAGCGTTATACTATTGTGAGAAGAGCTATTTTTTAAAACCTAAAGAAGCATACGCCGAGGAGGAATTAGTATGTCAGAAGAACTCAATCTGGAATCTGTTGATCAGGAAATGATGGGAGGGGACAAGTTGGATCTACTCGCGTCCCTCGCGAAAGCGTACAAAAAACTTGAAGATGAAATCAATTTCGCAGAGGAGGAACTTAAATTAAAGAAAAAGGATCTTGAATCTATATCGAGGGAAAAAATCCCTTCGATACTAAACTCAACGGGTATGTCTGAAATAAGACTGTCATCCGGTGAAAAGATCAAGATCACGGACAAAGTCCACGCGAGTATAACGGATAAGAACTATACTCTCGCGTATAGAAACATGGTCAACGCAGAAGGAGGTGATGAACATGCGGAAGGTTTAATCGATTCTCTGTTCAAAGCTCAATTGGTCATAGAGGATATGTCCGAGAAAACTCGAACTATCCTCATTGACAACGATATCGCCTACGAGGAAAAAAGATCTATTCACACGCAAACTCTCGGCAAATATTGCAGAGAACGACTGGAAAGTGGAAAAGATATTCCTGAGGGCATATCCGTATTCCAGTATCAAGAAACAAAAATTACGAACTAAGGAGAAATGAAGATGGCGACAAACAAAGAAGTGGCGAAAAAAGAAGAACAACTTCCAGTGGACCCAAGTGTATTCGATGGAATGGAAACAGGATTTGAAGGGACCAGTGTGGAAACGTTCAAGACTCCGTTCTTAAAGATTTTACAAGCATTGAGTCCAGAGATGAAGAAAACCGATCCAAGTTTCATCGAAGGAGCGCAACAAGGACAGTTCTGTAATACGGCAACGAGAGAGCTTACCGACAGTGTAGAGGTCGTTGTTCTTAAAATAGAACATGTCCTCGTTGTATGGAAACCTTCTCGGGGAGGATTTGTATCAAGAAATCCGAAAGGAGCCGAAGACAGACTTGTGGCGAACAGGGAGGGGATGAAGAAATGGGATGCAGAAGGAAACGAAATCATAGACACGATTGAATTGTTCTGCCTGGACATAAACAATCCTTCCAACGTGTTCATTTTCCCTTTGTCAAAGGCTTCCGTAAAACATGGCAGAACTTTCGCAACTCGGTTGCGAACTCTACGTATCAACGGAAAACCTGTTCCTACGTTTGCGGGAGTGTGGAGAATACGCACGATGGAAGATAGAAATGACAAAGGAGCGTGGTTTACAATCGGGGGAACTCCGGAGTATATCAGGCCGATAACCTCAGATGAACTTAACAACTGCGTGATTCCTGCGAGAGAAATGCTGAAGAAAGCGGAAATAGACTATTCAGCAGTTGCTGGTGACCATGCGGAAGAAGATGAAAACGTGAAATACTGAGTTTCACAAGAGTTTAAATGGCCTCCCAAATTTGGGAGGTCTATTTCAACAAAGGAACAACGAACCATGAAAAATGAAAAATCAATGACAACCGAATACCTTTTAAAGAGTATAGAAGGGCTTATCAGCGATTTAAGAGAAGATGATAGTCGCAATTACAAAGAAAGTCGGCTCGCACATATTTCCGTATTGGAAAGGGATCTACTGTCCACGATATATAATCCCTTTATCTTGTTCAACGTGACTTCAAAGACGTTACGCTCTCGCCCTTTCGGACTAATGCTCGAAGAGTACAAAGAACAGAATATCTTCACACTGTTACGTCGGTTGTCTACCGGCGACATTCCTCGTGGAGATGCGGCAACCTACGCTTGTGGATATTTCATAGATCTATATCCCGATCATGAAGAAACGATTCTTAGAATTCTCGATAAAGATTTGGCATGCGGAATATCCATAAAGACCCTAAACAAGTGTTGGCCGGGCACTGCGCCGGAATTCAATGTACCTCTTGCGAAGGATTACGATGAAGGATTATGCGACTTTGAAAAAGACGTATGGTATGCAAGTAGAAAAATGGATGGAGTACGTTGTCTCGCCTTTGTCGATGTAGAAGGGAAAGCAACCCTATACTCCAGAAACGGACTGAAATTTGAAACCCTGAATAAGATAAAAGAAGATATAGAACAAAGTTGGTTCGGTTTAAAGCCCTGTATTCTCGACGGAGAGATCTGTTTAACAGACATTGCGGGAAACGAACACTTCTCTGATGTAATGAGAGAAATCCGCAGAAAGAACCATACAATAGAACGACCTTTGTTCTACGTATTTGATTTGTACACTCCAGAAGAGTTTAAAAAAGGGAATAGCTCCGTTCCTTTTTCCGTGATCATAGATATACTGCAAGATTATACTCAAGTT